GTGGAATAATATTTGTTTGTGTTACAGATGGAGTAACTGATGTGGTTGGGGTTGGAGTTGGAGTTGGACAAATGGTTGTTGATTGAACAAACGCATTCGTTGGATTTCCACTTATAACCAATATATTTGATGGATTACCAGAGAAACTAATATAAAATGTATTAAGGTGATTCCATAATACATCATTTGAATTAAACAAAACTGTGCTTAAATTCCAAGTTTCTGCAAATAATGCTTGTAATTCAGGGATTGTCCAATAATCAGAAGCATCTGATGACTGATATAAATAATCCCCCACCTCTAATGAGGTATTTGCATCATAAATTAATATCTGTAATGGGCTACCAAAACATAATGTGGATAATTCATCTGATATATTATAATATCTGCCATTTAAAATTGGCAAATCACAATCATCCAAATATATTATTTTTTCATTTATCTCATCATCACTAATGTATTCATCATAATAACAATCATCATTATTATCATTTTCATTAACAAGCCAAGCCCTGCCAGATTCCAATTTTGAATAGGCATTTGAGGGGTTTGTCGTCCCACTTGATGCCATTTCATATATAGAATAGTAGTATTGTCCCAAATACGGAAAAGACGCAACAGGAGGAACAACTGATAGGTTTTGTGAAGTACCTTCCACAAAACTAACCAAGTCAGACCTTGTTGTTGATGACAATATTTGAGGATAAAATCTTACATATTCTTTTGAGGCAATATGTTGGAATGAGAATAAATAAAATGGATTGTTTAATGTCCTATTCATAGACATAGTAACAACCAAATTATTCGTTTCACTTCTGCGAATTATTAACATAGATGACTATTAAATGAAAAAGATAGGGGGTGATTTTTATTACCCCCTACCATTAATTTAGCATTCTGTGATTGTCATAGTGGTTGCAGCGTCAAGTGAGGTTGTAATCTCCCTTGCAGGTTCTTTTTCAAATCCAGTTAAAGTGATAGTGTAACCATTTCTATCTCCAAATGTTAATCCTGTTTCGGCAGTACCTGCTGACACAGCCATACCGAAGTCTAATCCCAACATAAACCAGGTCCCATCGTTGGTTTCTACGACAACTCTCAACGAAGAACACTTTGATAATAATCTTAGTTGGGCTCTTGTTGTTGCTTGTAATTTATTGAAAACTAAATTCAAATCTTGCTGATAAAAAACTGTTCCATTTTCTAATGATGCAGTAATTGTTTCAACAAAATTTGATGTGTTTCTTTCTAATTCATATTGAAACCACGTACCTGAACCTGAAAAAGAGGTTATAGACCCCCCAGCATCAAGTGTAGTTCCACTTATTTCACCAGCCAAAACATAAGCATTTTTTAAACCACCAACGGTTTCTCTACATGCCTTACATAATGTACTGGTTATTAAACAATTTGCACATCCCATAGTATGTTATATTATTAGTTGGGGGGATTAGTCCTACCCTTTCCCCCCTTTTTTTTTATTTATGCTTATTAAGCCAATCCATTACTTACAAAAAATTGTGGGAATGCAACATTCACACCAACTTTAAAGTTAGCACGTAATCTAACCTCATCAAAATCTTGTGAATAGAACATTCTTAAACCTTCTGAATCTGATAATAAATCTACACCCATTACCATATAAGATGATTTTCCTATTACAACTTGATTTGAACTCACTAAACCACCAACTGGTTTAACAAGGATGTTAGTTCCTGGGTGGTAAGTTTTCATATCAGTATATGAACTACCAACTGGTAAATGGAAATAGTTTGAATTTCTAAAATCAATCAAATATTTTCTATAATTTGAATGAGACATGAAACAAACTAAATCATCAGAATCTGCAATATCATCTGGTATATTCACAACTAAATTATCTACTTGTGTTAAACCTGATGCAGCAGTCATAGCAGTTTGACCTGTAACTATGATACCCCCAGAATTTGATGTTGTTCCAGTTCCAAGTTGGGCAAATAAATACTTAAAGCCGTTGAAACAAGTTGTTCCAGTCGTGCCTTGCCACATTAAATTCTCAATATATTGAGATATTTGTGCAGTCTTTAATTCAGCAATTTGTTGCTCAAATGGTACAGTCTCATTATATGACCCAGGGGTTAATAATTGACCTAACCAGTAATCATTTAAGTCTCTTGGACATAATGCTTCATTTACTTTCAAATCGCACACCGTGATGTCTCTTTGTGTAAAGGTTGTTGAACCTGATGTATTCCATCCGCAACTACCGTCTTGTACTACGAGTGTGCTGTCTAACAAATTTATTGCTTGTGTTCCCTTTATACCAGGTTGCACACGAATAACTTTTGCAGTCTCACCTTCAAGGATTGCCCTTCTAATTAATATACCACCAACTTCATCAGTATATGTGGCTAAACCAGCAAGGTCAAATCCAAATTCATATTTTTTGTTATTACTCATCGTTATTTAATTTTAAATTTTAATTGTTTATTTTGTAAAGTTACCATTTCTTATTGCCCTTAATTGAGAAAACTTATCACTTTTATAGTTTTCCATTTGTGTTACAATATTCTTTGGTTGGTTTATCGGATTGCCAGCAGGTTCTTTTGAGAATTTCTCAACTTCGGAAGACATATTGTCATATCTCTTTTCCATACTTGCCATCTTTTCTTCCAACATAGATACTTTGTCTTTCATCTCTTTCATAAATGTATCAAACTCATTTGTGTTTTCATCATTTATATCAGATAAGTCAGCCATTTCTTCTACATTATCTCTTTCTTTAATTATCCCATCTTCTGTAATAATTCTAATTTTTACCTCTTTACCAGAAGAATCTTTTAACATTATTTGATGCTCACCATCTGGTGCTTTAGTTTTTGAACCATCTTCACCAACAATTTCAACAGTCTCACCTACGTCAAAAGTTGGGGATTCTAAAACTGTTCCATCTGCTAATGTTGCTTTTGTGAAATCTTTGTTTTCTTCCATTTCGTTTTCATATGTTATTTCTTTAATTATACCATCTTCTACTTTTATTTTGGTGCTATCTTCTAACTCATATTCACCTGTTGATGCTGGTAATTGTCCATTATCAGTTATTGAATAGATTTCTGAACCTACTTCTAACTCATCTTCACAAACCATCTCACCCCCATCTATGGTCTTATATGATGCAAAATTTAACCTTAAAAGAGAATTTAGTTTTTTTATTATGTTCCTCATAATTAGTTTTATTTTAATAAATATATCAATTTGTTTATTTGTTCATTATAAATCAATAAAACCCATTTTTTTTTCTGAAAAATATCCTTGAACAGAAAAACCTTTTAGTTTCTTTTCTTTGATTTGCTTCCAAACATCATTATTATTAACCTTTATCTTAACCATCCAAGTTCCAATTGGATTATCATAACCAAACTTTTTTTGTTTATCATATTGCTCATCTTCAACAATCCAACTTTCAATTAATGTTACATCTTTTACCATATTATCAGAATGCTCAATATTTGTTGCATCCAATAATTTGTCTTTCATATATTTTTCTTGCAATTGTTTAATTGTCTCTTCTGTAAAATAAACAAAATACTTTGAATTTGTTATTGGATTTCGTCTTATCATCATCTTCTGGGGAATCATAACAGGACCAACCAATATTCTTTCTTCATCATCAGCAATTGAGAATTTATATCCCTCATCTTCTTCAATAGCCTTTGACATTTCTTCGTATTTCTTAATTGTTCTTTCTGTCCAATCTAATGCTTCAACTCCCCCCCAAGCATCCATAGATAATAAACCACAACCATCTTCATATGATTTTGATACCTCCAAATCTTTCTTGTGTCTGCTAATAAATGCTTTCATTCTTTTAACAGTATTCAAAGATAATGGATCCCCCTTGGCTAATTGGTTCATTCTAACTTTGCCAACTTGGGTCATACAATTATTTGGATTACCACTTTCTTCAAAATATTTTAATGCTTTGGCTGCATTATCTTTTATAAATTGGGGGTAATCTGTTATGCTTTCTTCAAAATCATATAATTCATTAGCAAATGACATATTATCTTTTTTCTTTGGATGTTTTGCTGGCAATAAATCATAGTCAGTATCATACTTTGCATTTTCAGGTCTTCCATTTTTAATCAAATATAAAAAAGCATTTACCCTTGCTAATGCCCACTGTTCTGCTGATTTTACAAATGGGGAACGTGATGTATTATATGCACCAAGACCCCTCTGATAAACTGATTTCAACATTCCAATACTTGCACCATAACCAAGTTTATCTTTATATTTCTCATTAAACTCATCACTTTTTTTCTGTAATATATCTTCAACCCTTTGGCTAACAACTGCACTCTTTGTATCTTTGGCTGAACCCTTTGCTGTTCCTTCACCTTTTGGATT